CCGCATCCAGAGCAGCGGCACCGCCGACCAGCTCAGGAGCGCGCTGTGCGTATTCACCCAGGATAAAACTCATCTGATCGTTGGTGATGCCTTTGGCGTGAGCAGTTTTCATAAAACTCTGCATGCGTGGGTCGGCTTTGAATTCTTCCCAGTTGAATCCCTCGACCTCTACCTTAGGCGCATACTCATCTGACGTTTTCGGCGGCGCGTCGCCACTACCCATGCGTTTTTCAAGATGAGTGTAATTTTCCGCCAGTTTGCGGGCAGAGCTTTCAATACTGAGCTTTCCGTCTTCGCCCATAACGCGGAATTTCTCAGGTAGCCAGTCATTAGCACCCGGTTCGCCCGCGCCTGTGCTGAGCAGAGAATTACCAGAAGGTTCGCCAGCACCAGGATTATTGCCGCCATCTTCACCACCTCCGTTACCGCCGCCTGGCTGTTCTGCGCCCTGCTCAGCGTTCATGAATAAGTGTTTAAGCTTCCACATCGTCTTCTACTCCATCGGCCTTGTTGATTTCGCGCAGGATGTAATCCAGTACGGATCGCTGCCCTGCTCTGTAACACGTTTCACGGTCACCCTCGGTACCGCCGGGGACGTATGCCGCACGCCCGAAGCGGCGGGTTAGTTCTTCCAGCACCTGAGAACCGCCAGGCATTTCCTCGAAAATGCGCTTAAAGTCCTGAGGCGTGGCCTGTTTTATTCTCATTGGTTACCTGCCAGTCGTTGCCCTATTGCCGCACCAGCGGTCTGCCCTGCGGCTCCTGCTGCCTCGGTTCCCGCCTGCATCATGAGCTGCTGCTGAGCGGCCTGCTGCTGTGCTTTCTGGCGCTGATCACGGATATCAGCCACATCATCAGAAGAGCGCATGACCTTCGCCGGTACGCCCAGCGCTTCGCCCACTACGCGGCTGGCTTCATCGCTGTCCATGTTGTCCAGAATGTCGGGGTATGCCTGCGCCAACTGCATGATGTTCTGGCCGTAACGCTCGATTGCCGTTACGTCTTCCAGCTTCTGAGCACGCGCCAGAGGCGAGATGTAACGCACGTTGAAATTGGCGTTCTGCAGGCTCTCCGGTGGTGGGGAGAAGATGCCAGCGCGGAAAGCGATGCCAAAGCAACGCACCACCAGCAACTGGAGATATTCAGCCTGGAACCGGCCATACACCGGACCAAGCAGCTGGCGAATCAGCGCGACGCGCACGTGTACTTCGGTGGCGGTCATGGCTGGACCGTCCTGCGGCTGCAGCTGGTCGGCCATCATGATTTTGCGGATTGACGCCTGCAGGCGGTCTTCTGCGGTAAACGCTACCTGGAAATCTGCGCCGGTCAGCAACGGTTTCATGCTGTCGGTGCTGTTCGCCACGATGATACGGCGCGGGCCAACCTTGACCGTGCGCGGGTTGAGCACGCCGTCATCCTCGGCAATCCACATGCCGGAGATAGCCAGATCCTGCGCGGCTTTCTCCATGCGTTTGGTTTCGTTCAGCTCTTTGCAGTCCGGCAGTGCGTCGTACACAGGGCCGATGCCGTAGGAACCGCCGGGGATTTTCATCCAGCGCGGCACGCAGCACGGGAATTCGTGATAACCAGATTCGCGCACAATCTGCTTGTTGCTCACGTCGACGTTGTACGACGCAAAGCGCATGTTCTTCGCCAGGCGGGCATCGACCATGTAGGTTTCGCGCGGAAAAATGCAGTGCAGAAAATCAAATTTATCGTCGGGCTTTTTCTTCGCCGCGTCGCGGATCTTCTCGTTGACCTTGTCCGCGCCGAATTCTTTGATGGCCTGCTCTGCGGTCAGCTGGTAGCGGCGGTATATCGTGTCCACGATGCCGTCTTTGCGGGTGGACGTGACATAGCACTGCGCCAGCGGCCATTGCTGGAAGGTGTAGCCGCCCTCTTCCCGGTCCTCGTCGATGTACAGGACGAACCAGCCAGCGCACACCACATCGAGATTCGCCTCGTAGCCCTCGGCGTCGAAGTTGGCGGCGTGGATATTTTCCCAGACCAGCGTTGCGCACTCAGACAGCCAGGCTTTGGCGTCGTCCGGCAGAGATTCGCTGTCGAGGTTCAGCCATTGCGCGTTCGCCGGGGTCATACCGGACATGAGCGCAGAGGCCAGCATGCGGGCGCTGTCGGTGGCGGTGCCGTCCAGTAGCTTCGCCACCTTGTGTTTTGCGCTCTGAGCGTCGAGCACTTCGTCAGAGAATCCCGCGCCGCGCAGCGGATAGGTGTAGTCATAGCACTCGCGCCAGACGCTTTCATGCTGCTGGCGGTTGGCTTTCAGCGTATCGGAACGCTTAATCAGCTTAACGGCGAGTTCATCCATCAGTTACGCCCCCAGAGTGTTTTTCTGCTGCGCTGCCTGCGCACCAGAGGACAGCAGAGAGCTGCCAGAATCAGCCGCACCCTCTGCGCCACTGGCGAGAAGGGACGAGCCTTTCTTGCGCTTCTTACGCGCTGCTGCATCTGCGTTTGCCGCTTTTGCCGCTGCATCGGCAGCTGCATCCGCTTCGGCCTGCGGGTCGGTCTGTACGACCTTTGGCGCTCCGCCTCCACACATAACGATTCCCCCTCTTAGCCCGGAACATGCCAGCCGTGCTCAGTCAGGACGGGCTTACCCGTAACCGGCTGGCGTTTGCCCTCGTCGTTCGTCACGTAGCCCAGCGGCGCGGCAGGCTCCGCCGTGGTGGCTTTTTTGACGAGCTGGAGGAATTCGAGATTGTCGGTCAGCTGCTGGTCAGCCAGGTCGGTGTAACCCAGCGTTTCAAAGCGGGCGATGATGGCCGCGCCCTGCTCGTTGATGGTGCCCAGCAGAGTATTGCGCTCAGCAAGTGCGGCATCGTCCAGAAGACTGGCAACGCGCTGCTGGATAACTTCCTGTTCTGCGCGCTGGCCGTCTGCGTTAAGCGTCAGGATCCCAGTCGCGGTAAGTGGGGCCTCAGTAGCGGGCTGGTTAACAGGGGTGGAATTAAGCAATTGCCCTTCCGCCACGATATTGTTTGTGTCGGTACCAGCAGTATCCTGCCCCGGTACCTCAACGTTTTTTCTTGGTCGACCCATTTTGGATATCTCCGGATGAATGGTGAGCGGTCATTGTTATTTGCATGCCTGGTCAGTTTCCCGACCAAAACGCGATTTACGGAAGGTGAACCACTGGCGATGCAAAACCGTGGGTAATTTTTTTCTGTCGGAGCTGGTTGCCATGCACCACAACGCGATAAGTGCCTCACCATGGCCGTGGCGAGGTTCAGATCCTGATTTCCAGCCCAGAACGGCAGATTTAGAAACTCCCAGCTCGTTGGCAATTTCCTGTGTTGTGAGGTTTTTTCTGGTCAGGTCGGTAATGACCCGGAACCAGTCGGTTTTGAAGGTAGCGACCAGCGGCATGATCACCCCCCAAAACGCGCGCGCGCGCGAGCATAGAGAAGGGATAAATCGCCCGCCGCTGTGGTGAGAAGAGAGGGGAAACAGAATATTGTTCTCTCCTGACGCTGGGCGCCATGACACTTTCTGGTTTTTCCTGCTGCTTTTAAGGACGGAATTAAATTCTGCATAATCGCAATTCCCTCACTTCAATGGTCACCTGATCCAGTAATTCAGTCTCGGTACCGTAGTTTTTTTCCCATGTTTTCTGGCCTGCGTGGATAGCAACGCCATGCCCGCCGGTTCTGTGGTGGGGTGCGCAGAGAGGTAATGTTTTTTTATGGTCTGCACGCTGGGCTATTCCCTGCCCTGTGCGTATGTGATGGATTTCTGCAGGTGATGCGCCATAGCCAAGATTTCGGCATATAACACATCCCAGAGAGGCAACATCGGCCAGCCAGCGTTTATCGTCGTTCGTCATGGCGATATTTCTTACGCGGCGTAGCTGAATAATTGCGAGGCTGCGTTTTCTGCGGCCTGCTGTGTCGGGAATGTGCGATACAGGATGAAATTCCAGAGCACATCGAGAACGGATTTGTAGAGCTGGGAAAATTCGATATCGTCCATTTTTGCGAACGATATGGATTTTGGCTCTTTGCGGGTGGTGCCGTCAGGCATTTCGTATTCGGTGTAAAAACCTGCCTGGATAGTTACCCAGGAACGGAACGCCTCAAACGATTTTACTGCGCTGATATTTCCTGCGCGTTTTTCCGCTTCATCGCGGAGATACTGATCGGCCAGTTCCTGGAGTGTTTCTTCATGCCCGGCATAGTGGGCCACCAGCTGCACATACCCACGAACCAGTTTTTTATCGGCCGGGGAAATGGTGCCGCCTGTCGGCTGCCAGTAATCAAACCCCAGATTAAGCAACGCGAAAAA